CTGCTAAGGTCTGAATTTCAGTGGCCCTAGGACCCCCACGTCTGGGTAACCAGTAATCTGCCATCATAGAGAGAACATTCTTCTTGTCTACCAATTCCCCGGTAGTAGGATCATAGACCATTTTGTTTCTATGTCGGGCAATCTGTTCCTTAAGGTATTCTTCTGCCTTTGGCCTTGGGAGATCCCCGGTATCTACGTAGAACACTCTTCGCTCTGGAGCTCTGGCTAACCGGTAGATGATCAATGCCGATTCAATCATAGATAACTGATTTGCAATCTTTAAGGCTTTGTGAAGGTGTGATAAAGTAGTTCCTGTTCTGGGATCTACAATCCCTGAAGAAGCATACGCAATAGTATCTGGGGCTATTTGAACTGCTGAATTACCCCCTAGTCCATTTGAAGAAAGTCCTGAAAAGACACCTTGTTCACTGTATAGGTAAAACTCTTTAACATCCTTAATAGTGGAGATGTTATTGGGATCCGTGGTCTTTTCAACTTTAGTCATTTTTCTAATGGTACAAGGATCAAGTTGTCGGATGTCTTGAATCCCTAATCTAGGATTGTCCATATCGATCATGATATGAAAGGCTAGCCTACCATCTATATACCACCGCCGAGCATAATCATAGGCGTAATTCTGAAACTCAAGGAGTGAGATAAGATTATTAAACTCATCTTTAATCCTTTCTTTAAAATCAGAAGATGCTGGGAAATCATCCAAGATCAAAGAGACCACTGGTCTGTTCTCAGAAGTAATGACCATTTCATTTACCACTTCATCAATGGCCATGTCTACTTCGGGAATAAGCGACATATCCCGGTACTTATTGATCAACTCGTTATCATCACGATAGAGTGCAGTTTGATCATAAGAATACATTGACGAAAATGACCCTACTGCTAAAGTCCCTATATCATCAGATTTAGGAACTAAGGCCTTTAATTTAGCGGTATCTGTCTTTTTTCTAGGATCTACAATTTCCCAACCAAATTCTTTCATGGATACATCCTTTAGTGAATCACTGTTACCAAGTGATCCCAGTAGGCTTTAAGTAGTGGAGAAGCTAATCGGGAGAAGGTATCAAAATCTTTAGTTTTTATGGCCTTTTCAACCTGGGTAGCAGAAACATCATCATCTTCACTTCGTTCAAGTTCATGGACAGAGATGTTGGTTTGATATTGAGCGTTAAACTCATCAATCTGTTTCTGGTAGGCAGGAAGAGCATCAGTACCACAGAATAACTTTGTTATCTTACCTTTAAACGCCTTTAAAATTCTTGAAAGATTAGCCGAGTCTACTTTGGTGATTAGCAGTTTTCCTGGGAATGACTGGGACAGTATCTCTTTCCGTTCATTAAAGGTCAACCCTTTCTTAGCAGTATCTACCAGGGCTAGGAGAACCTTTGGGGAAGATGATAAGGCTGTTTTAATCAACTCCATATGAGCAATGGTAGGAAGTCTAAACTTACCTACAATTAACCCTAACCCGGAGCTGTTCTCTAACTTCCTATTGACCACTGAGGTAGAACTATCGTCATCTAAGTCCATTAAGAAGGATTTAAGCTTTAAGAATACATCATCCTGTTTGTTAAGGTTAGTCTTCTTGCCATGGTCTATCCAAGATAGACCATGGGTGTAAACCAGTTTGCTCGCCTGTTTGACCTGATCTTCAAATGGTCTAGAAGTATCAATCCGTTTAAGGAGGTCTTCTGCGACCTTCTCGATAGACTCAAAATAGTTTTCTAAGTCTTTTCCTGACCCTACTAATTCATCTTTGATATTCTGCCTGAGCTCTTTACTGTACTGATCAGCAGCAGTAAACTTAAATGGAGATGAAGAGTTCTTTGGCCAGCAGACTACTCCTTCAGGAACTCCTCCCCCATAAAAAGAGTCAAAGGTGGTAAAGAGGCGTTGTAGCTGCTTTGCTACTTGAACCCAGTCTGACTTTGATAAGGCTTCAGATATCTCAGATTTAAGTTCATTAGCCTTTTCTTTCACCTTATCAAAGAGGAATCCATCCGTATCAAATTTATAGGATGATTCTTCGTTGGTAAAGAGGGTACCAGAGAAGAGTACCTTTGGGGGGTGAAATCCTGTAGCTTCAGTAAAGGTGTTAGTAAAAGGGCGAAACTGGGAGAACTCGTTGGACTCAGTAGTGACTTTACCATTCTTAATGGTGATAGTGCCGGTAGGAGAACTGGCCAGGAAGAGTACTGAATGAATCCCTTGTTCACCATACGATCTGGTTAAGGTAGGCTTCCGCATTAAGAACTCTAAGAAGAATTCAGTGTTCTTAGGAATGGATTTTAATTGAGAATGTGCAGTTTTTAATCTGTCATGAATCAGTTTATACTGAGAATTACCATAGTTAGAAGGATGTTTAACCGAAGCTAACTCTAGTTCACCATGCTCAAAGGGATAGAGGATAAAAGTCTTATAGGCTACAATCCAGTTTTTGCTGTAATCTAGGGGGTCAAAGTCAGTGCCATTCCTAATAATGGACAGTTTTACCCCATCTACCTTCTCTTCTATCCTTAATGGTTCTGTTAGAACATCCTTAATTTTAGTGTTAGCGTTTTGGTATGCCTTAGACCCAGGGTCTAGCTTTGCTGGATCCAGCTTAAGAGCTTTAAAAAAGGAAGGAATACTAATATCTAGCATCCCTGCCTGTTTTTCAAGCAAGAAGGTCTGAAAGCTCTTTAGCATATTCCTCTCCTGGATAGTAGGCAGAAACCATATTAGTTATTACCGTTTGAAGTGTTTCTTCAGATGAGAGATTAAGTTTCTTAAGCAGTACCTTCAGCGCGACTACTTTTCTGGAAAAATCGGTTTTACTGTCATCAACAGTAAGCATTCTTAATTTAGGATCCCAGATAAGTTTGATAAACTCTTCGGCAATTTTAACTTTTTTATCTTCATAGTAGGTATTGATAAGACTGAGTAGACCCATAAAAGATTCTATCTTACTGAGTTCTTTAGTACTTGAAGGGTTACCGAACAGCTTCTTAAAGATAGAAGAGAGATCTTTATCGTAGATGGCAGTCTTAGAGTCTAGTTTTTTGACTAGAGGTCTTAGTTTATCTTGTGAATCTTTAGCTGTCTTAAGAGTACCAGTTTCGTCGGTAATAGGTTCAAACTCATTTCTAAGTCCATGAGAAACAGCAAATGAATATGTCTTAAGTTCATCCTCTTTAGTACCCTTCTTCATCTGAACCATAACCGGTGTAGAAGAGACCCTAGAGATAGCCCTAAGTAGAATCTTGTGGAATGCCCCTTTTACGCCATTACTTAGATCAAGCCAACTTGAAGAATGAGCAAACGTCGAGAATTTAGTAGGCTTATTTTCTTCAAAATCAACCAGTTCAAAATCAATCTGAACATTCAATTTAACAGCTTTAGCGGTAAGTTGCCAGATAGTCAATAATTGATTAGCGGTATTCTTTACACCAATAAACTTAGCCTTAGCTTTAGAGCCAGTTAGATTTAGAACAGTACCATTCGCCTTTAATGCGGTTAAGAAGTCAACCAACTCCTTCTGTTTAGTGATATCTACCATAGTATCTATATCACCAATAGATTGGATAGTTTTCTTGAATACTGGAGTAGTAATTCCGCTAAGATCAAAGAAATGTCTGGAGGATCCAGAAAGAGTTGATAACTCAGCTAATGCTTCTTTTTCCCATAACGACCCACCTGTCAACTTCTTAAACTCAGTAGAAATAGTCTCCAACAGTTCTTTAAGAATAGGTACTGTCGTGTCTCTATCAACAACTGATAGATCAATACGTTCCGAAGAAACAGTCTCTTCACTGTCATCTGAAACTTTCAGAGAAAGATTCCCTCCCTCATAAAGTTGTTTAAGCATAAACTGCGCGTAATTCATTGTAAATTCCTTTAAGCCACTTCAAAGAATGGCAATGGGTCTGAAACATCTTTGAGTTGTTGTTGAATCTCACCAATCTTTTGGACTGCCTCTTCCATCATTTCAGAGGCATTCAAGGTGGTTCCCCCAGGAAGCTGAATGTTCATGTACTTCTTAAGATTTGCAGCCCACTGTCGAAGAACATAGTAATAGGCTAACTCCTTCAACCAGTAAGAATCCCAGAGTGCCTTATATTTATTAGGATCTATCTTTTTAACCGCTTGAATGATAATAAAGGACTCTCCAGGACTAAGTGCTGACCAATCTGTAGTCACTGACAGTTCTTTAGTAAACTCATTAAATTTAAAGGATACATCTGATTTCCCAAGGAGAAAGTTTAACAGACTGATATGTCGTTCAGTGATGTAGTAGTTCTCTAAGTTCCCGGATTGAAGCTCTTTAAGTTCACGAATAAAGGTCTGGTATTCAGGGGAATACCAAGCAATACTATTCATGTTGTAGAAAGTAGGAAACACCTTAGAAACTGCGAGGACATCATCACCAATGTTTAGACTCTTAGCATCAATCTCATCTTGGGTAATGGTATGTTTGATGTATTCAGTTTTCTGGGCTTCTGAAGAATAGAGTTGATAGAACTCTAATGCATCATCCAATCTATCTTGAAGTTGAGACTCTTCAACATTGATCTTTATAACAGGATACCCTAACCGTCTAAGGACGTATAGTTTTAAATCATCTTTTGATCTTATGTGCATGAATAGAATAATCCCTTTTTGACTATTTAGTGAAGATCAATTTGCTTCTGGTAATTGATATTCCTACACTCAAATCCTTCATTACAATAGAGGAGATACCTATCGATAAAGTGGGAGAAGAAGTAGTTAGGATCATTGTTGAATCGAGCATCATCTACGAAGTCGTAGAGATAACAGAAGTCTTTGGACTCATGGAGTCTAAGTCCTCGGCCAATAGATTGAAGAATCTTTATTTTCGACTTATAAGGTGAAGCAAATACCACATTATGAAGATTATTTATCGAAACTCCGGTTGAGAATATCCCATAAGAACAGACCAGAATGACATTGTTACTCTTCTCAGTGATATTTCTAGCCTCTTCACGTTCTTCAGCGGTATTCTTTCCAGACAAGAAAAAGACTTGTTTATTGGGATTCAATGTTTGAAGATCAGAAAACAACTTTTCTCCTTGAAGTTCTATTCGGGTAAATAGCACTAAGGTATTACCAGTCAGTTGGGTAACAAACGAGTTAATGATATCTTGACGCTCTTTCAAGGAAATGATGTATTCATACTCATCCTGAAAGTTCATGGACTTTATCAACTTAGCCAATGGGGGTGAGTACTTCAAGATGATGTTATTGATCTTTAGATTAGCAACAAAACCCTTATCCATTAACTCTGATGTCCGAACTAACTGAACGGCTTTTCCAAACAACCCGGTAAGTACTAATAGATCAAGTTGCGACTCTTGGAGAGTCCCCGTCATTCCCCACCTAAGTTCTGCATTGGTAGAGTACTCCAGAATCTGTTGTCCAGAGGTCTTAGACATAAGATGAACTTCATCTGCCACTACAGCATCAAAGGATGTAAAGAACTCTGGTTCACAAGCCAGTAAGGACTGGTAGGTAGAAATGGTAATAGGGGAATTATTGTGTCTCTCCTTCCCTTGAAAGATAAGATGGATCTTGTCGGTGAAATACTTTTCAGTCTTATCATTATAACAGTATGAGATGAAATCTTTATACATCTGAAGAACTAATGAAACCGTAGGCACCACAATCAGAATCTTCTTAGCCCATCGTTGTTTAAGGATGAACAAGAGGGCTAAGAAGAGAATATAGGATTTTCCAGAAGCTGTTGGTGAGATCAGGATGGTTTTCTGGCGGTCAAGGAGTTCAAGAACAGAGTTTAACTGATAATCCCTTGGGGGAATCTTTAACGGGATGTTGGCAATAAAGTCGATAAAGTCAGACTTAAAGAAAGTGTGAACTTGTCTAGGTCCAGTAGTGTCTTTGAAGGGATACTTGTTCTGGGTTAAAAAGTCCTTTAAGGTTTCTAAGAGACCTGAATACAGAAACTTGTTCTTCTTTAACAGAATAATCTTTCCATTCCATTGCTTTCCTTGTTTCCATGCCCGGGTAAATCTATATTGAGGAATAAAAAAGGAGAACTCGTCTTTGATATGGTTTAAGATAGGAAGGGGAGTTTCTTCCAACTTTAAGAAGGCTGCATTTTCTCTAGACAGTGTGAACATGAAGTCTCCTAGTTGACTTTTTGGGGATTTTCGTGTAAACTAAAGCAGGGTAAGAGGATTTTAGCATGAATGAAGATAGATTAGTTTCGGAGTTATCACACTATTTAACTAAGTTTACCAAGAAGTCTGATAGACTTTGGGTATTCAGATGTCCAGTGTGTGGAGACTCCAAAAAGTCCCAGATTAAGACTAGGGGAAATATTTACTTCTTTAAAGGGAGGTATTGGTATAAATGCTTCAACTGTGATCTTTCAATCCCGGTTACAAAGTTCTGTGAACAATACTACCCTGAACTGTATCGCCGGCATGTGGTAGATTCCTTTATTAGAACTCCACATATTGAAGTTGAACCGAGTACACCAGAGAGGGAGGTCTTCAAGGAGATTCCTGAAGATATTGGACTTTCCCCGGTTACGAACAACTTTACTGCCCTGGCCTTTCTTAAACGGAGAAAGATTCCTGAAGAACGGTATTCTTCACTTCTATTCTGCCCGGATATCAATACTCTCTTAGAATTCTATGCCCCGTTGGGCTATAAGAAACTGAACTACACTTCACCTAGATTGGTCATTCCAGTGACCGCAGAGAAGTCATTAGTAGGCTATGTGACCAGGAGTATAGAAGATAATGATCCTATCAGATACTACAACATTAAAGTTTCAGATAAACTATTTATCTGGGGTCAAGAGAGGATTAACATCAAAAAGGAAGTCTATATCGTGGAGGGGGTATTAGATGCGTTGTTTATCCCGAACAGTCTGGCAGCACTTTCATCTACTCGGTTTCAACAAGCGTTACAGTGGGTTAGGGGGATGGGGGCAAATACTGTTACCCTGATATTCGATAACGAACCCAGAAACACTCAGATACGCTCTTTAGTCAGTAAATTCATTAAAAATGGAGAACGATTAACACTCCTTACTGGATACCCTAAAGATATCAATGACATAGTCTTACAGACTCCAGAAATTGATTTAGCTAAGTTACTGAAAGAAAAGACGGTTTTTGGACTCGATGCCCAATTAGCATTTTCTAGGTGGATGGATCAGATTAGACGTTGACAGACAAAAAAGCCGGCAGTTAGCCGGCTTTTCAATTCTTTACGATTAGTTTTTTGGTGGGAGATAGACCAGTTTAACTGACAAAGCCTCACCCCAATTTTTGGGCATCTGCACGGAAACCTGATAGTCCCCTGAAATCTTAGCCACTTCAGTTTTTAATCCACTTTCAAGTCGGGCAAAGTCACCGTTTCTCTGGTCAAAGCCAACATTCCAGAACTTGTGATTTCGACGATCGGGAAAGTTCTTCCGTTTGGTCGAATATTTATGGTTGTATCGAACATTGGAGTTGATGAACACTTCTTTGACCGTCTTAATCAGTTCCAGTTCAACCGGGTGGATCTCAACCTTAGCCATCTTTTCTTCCTCCGTTGTTTAGTTTACAAAAAGAATGATAACGGATTTTGGGGTAGAGTTCAAGTGTTTTTTCGGGGTCAAAGAAAAATAAATTCACATGACCGTGACACCATTTCAGAACTGGAAGAAACTTTTTTAAAAATTTAGTTCACAGCATGATTAGATGAATGATCCAGGCAATCCCCATAGGAGTCCCGATAATCACCGTGAAGAAACTAATGAAAATCATCAACAGTTCAAACAATTCAAGAAAAAGTTTCATCTAAGTTCCCCAACAAGTCTTGAAGTTTATGATTTCTAGGCGTAAGTCTGACAATAGCCCCAAGTTCACACCCACACCCCATAGAATGATCTATCTCCAATTCAGCTACTTCCAATTCAAAGATAAACTTCGGGGTATCGATTATGAACTCAACATCCCCAGCTATGGAAGGATGTGCAACGTAGCAGACAGATTTTTCAATCTCAGTAAGTTTTTCAATAAGATCACGCAGTTTCATTTCACCGCATCCTTAGTGATGTAGTTACATTTCAGAATAGGAAGTTGTTTGTCGTTAAAGCCATAGGAGACTTCTTCCAACCGCCTAATTCGAAGACATAGTTCTTGACCATCAGCAGCGGTGAATCTAGCCCCTGCATTTCTAAATGAAGACCAAGACAGATACTGGACTATGATTGCTAATGAACAGAGTACCCCTACCACAAACCCTACTACTTTCATGATTGACGCCTTACTAGAAATTGAATATAGTTGACAAATTTAAATCACTATAAATAACCGTGTAGACCCCGTAAGAACTCTACACTCTTAGTCCTCTTAGAAAACCAATAAGAGGGTTAGTTTTGAAGGTTTTTTAGAAACCTCCTTCGGCAGAGTATGTCGAATACAGACGTGGAGAGGCTATAAGTCTTTATCTCCCAATGGGTTATAAAGCAACTTCG